TGCTATAAAAATTGAAGCAAAATGGGCAGAAACTGAAGCCAAAAAGCGTGAAGAATTATTGAAGAAAACATTTGATGTAGAACGTAAGGAATTACAAAGACAGTTAGATGAAAGAACACTTTTATATCAACAAGAACATGCTGGCTATGAAACACAATTAAGGAATAGAGAAATTACCATCATTGAGTATTACGAAAGAGAAAAAGATTTGGCTAAAAGATATAATGAAGACATTCTTGCAGCTACTAATGCTCAATATGAGAAAGAAAAAGGATTTATTAGCCAACAAATAGCAGAACGCCAAGCATTATTGGAAACTGCTGGATTGTCTAGTGAAGAAAAGCAAAGAATATTAACTGAACAAACTGAATTATTCCAAGAATTAGCTATATTGGAGACAGACCATAAGAGAAATCTACAGGAACTTGCTATTGATTTGAATAATACAATTGCTGAATTGAACCAAATGGTTATAGAAGAACAAATGGAAAGCCTTCGTTCTATGACAGAAACTATAGTTAGTTCAATGGATGCAATTACATCTACTGCTGATGGATTGTCTTCAAAATGGGCAACAGCATTTGATATGATGTCAAATGGATTGATAAATTTAGGACAAAAAATCAAAGAAGGTGGTGCTCAATGGCAAGATTATGCTAATATGGCAGTTGCTGCATTTTCTGCTGCTGGACAAGTTATGAGTGCATTGGCAGACCAACAAGATACTGATACAAAAGAAGGTTTTGAAAAACAAAAGAAATTCCAAATTGCAGCTACAACAATGAATATGTTGGGTGGTATTATTTCTGCTTGGACATCTGCAATGAACCCAGCCAATGCATGGATGACTGTATGGGGACAAATTGCAATGGGTGCTGCAATGTCAGCAATGATTTTAACAACTGGACTTTTACAAATTCAGAAAATCAAACAACAACAATTTAATGGTGGTGCTACTGCTGGTGCTTCTGGAAGTGCCGTAAATAGTATAACTGCTCCTGTCCAATATACACAAGATGTACAAGGTGCTGAAATTGAAGGTTCTATAAAAGATAATAGAGTATATGTAGTAGAAAGTGATATTACAAATACCCAAGATAGAGTAAATGTTTCAGAGACAGAAGCTACATTCTAAAATTTATAATATGAAACAATGATATATGTTAATAATGACACAGAAAGCATAACAATTCCTAATTTACTTGGAATAGATGTTAGACGAGTTAGAGGAACTGTAATCAATAATGTTACTAATGACACAGTTATTGGTTATGGAACTAATTCATCTGAAAATCCAGCATACTTGACATTTGCATTCCATGATGGATGGCTTAATCAATTTCCAAATAATGAATACACAGTTTCAATTGATGCTTATGATACATTTGATGAAAGTTGGATTTTTATTGGAAAATTCTTAGTGTAGAAAGGTATTGCAGATGCTTCTATTTCATCATTTGAAAGCAATTAGGAATATATTTCATTTGAACCATAAAAACTTATTACAAGAATATGAAAAATGTTTATTACATAAATATTGATGATAATGAAGAACTAGGAATGTATAGTGTTTCATTAGTTGATTTTCCAGCAGTTGAAACATCATTCTTATGTTTTAATGAAGAAAAACCAAAACAACTATTCTTTTCAAAGGAAGATGAACATATTATAACTGGTATAGCATTACGTGCAGATTTACCAATTTATCGTGTTAATCAAAAAACTGGTGAAGAATATTGGGTTGTATTCTCAAAAGAAACTATCAAAAAAATGATTGCCCGTTATTCAAAACAAGGAATGATGAACAATGTTGATTTACAACATGACGGAAATTTAGTTTCTGGTGTTTATATGGTTGAAAGCTTTATTATAAATGATGGAAGAGGAATAAGACCTAAAGAATTTTCAGATATTGAAGATGGAAGCTGGGTTGTTAGTTATTATGTTGAGGATGAAGCTTTATGGGAACAAATTAAAAATGGAAATGATTTGAATGGCTTTTCAATTTCATGTATGGCAAATTTGGTTGAAAAATTTGAAGAATAGAAGCCAGAAGAACAAGAACAAACAATTGATGAATTGATAGATGAATTGCTAAAGTAATTATTCTTCTATAGAACAAAAATTTAATATCATATACATTATGAATTCAAAACTATTAAAACTTGCTCGCATGGTATTGAAACTTGCTGAAGTTGAAACTGATAAAGGTGTTCTTATTTCTGATGGCGCATTAGAAGTTGGTGTTGAAGCATTTGTAGAAAATGCTGAGGGCGAATTAGTTGCAGCTGAAGATGGCGAATATAAAGCTGATGATGACAAAGTCTACGTAATTGTAGACGGTAAAGTTGCTGAAATTCGTGAACCAGAACCAGAAGCTGAACAAGCTCCAGCAGAAGCTGAACAACCTGTTGAGGAAAATCAAGAGGAACAAGAACCAGAACAAGCTCCAGCTGAACAACCTGCTGAAGATGAAAAAGACAAACGCATTGCTGAGTTAGAAGCTCAAATTGAAGAGTTAAACAATGTTATTGTTGAGAAAGATGAAGAAATCGGTAAGTTAAAAGCAGAATTAGAGGATTCTGATGCAAAACCTGCTGAGGAACAACTAAAGAGACAAGAACAAGAAAAGAAAGGTTGGTTTAAATATAGTAAATAATCTTTTTTCTGGTTGTAATCAAAAGGAGAAGTTAGACGCTTCTCCTTTTTCTATTTTTAGCAGCTATTGACATTTTTAATCTTGTTTCATCGGAAACACCTTTTTTACCTTTATTCCAAGGTGTGTTTCCTTTTAATGTATTTGAAATCTTAAGTTTCGTTTCTTCATCCCATGATTTTTCTTTATTCCAAGGTATTCTACCCCTTCTAGATATGCTCATTTTTTCACATGCTTCTTTTGACATTGTTTTTCCAGTATGATGTATTTTCGTATGTTCATCATGCGGTATGAATATTAGTTCAGATGCAGGTCTATTGTAGTATAAATCCATTTCTATCAACTCAGGAACACTTTTATTTAATTCCGTCTCTAGACGATGATGACAATCATAAGTTTCACTACTTTTTACAGCAATATCATAATTCTCAATTAAACTTAAATCTTCTCTACAAAATTTCTTTACTGTTTTTTCAGATATCATAACTATAAAATGATTTTGTAAATTCTATTCATATTCACAATATAGTTTCAAAAAATTTACTTCATATTATTCTTCTATTGTATTAAAATGAACTATAAAAATTTATATAACAAAAATTATGGCAGGATTTAATGTCGCAAGTCTTCCAGATTATGTAAATCAAAATCGTGGAGAACTTATTTCAAAGGCACAACTTGGTTTCGAAACACGTAAATATGTTACTTTAATGCCAGGTGTGAAATATAAAGAAGCTTTAAACATTATCGCTACTGATCCTATTCTACAGACTCGTACTTGTGGTTGGGACGCATCAGGTAATGTAGACTTCTCACAACGTGTTATGGAAGTTCATCCTTACAAAGTTAATATGGAACTTTGTGAAGAAGACCTTCGTAAGAAATACATGAATGACCAACTTGTTGTAAAAGCAGGTGGTGAAGTATTACCTTTCGAGGAAAAAATCACTAACAACATTGTTGAAAGTGTAAATGCTCAAATTGAGAAACTTGTATGGACTGCAACTGATGCATCTAATGGTTGGGATGGTTTCTTAACAAAATTCGATGCAGATGCTAATGTAATTGATGTTTCTGTTGGCGCATCTGATTATGATACAGCTATCGCAGTTTACAAAGCTATTCCAGAGGAAATTTTAAGTAAAGCTGAAATTTTCGTTGGTGATGAAAAATTCCGTTCTATTGTATTAGAAATTACTGCAAAGAACTTATATCATTATGACCCAACTATTAATGATGCAAGAACTATAATTCTTCCAGGAACTAATACAAAATTACATGCTGTTCATGGATTAAACGGAACTAAACGTATGGTTGCTGCTGACCCTGATAACCTATACTATGGTTTTGATGGTGACGAAGATGCTGATTCATTTGATATCTGGTATTCTAAAGATAATCAAGAATTCCGCGTTGCAATTAAATTCAACTCTGGTGTTCAATACGCATTTGGTGACCAAATTGTAGTTTCTGAAGCTCCTGAAGCTTAATCAAAATTTTAACAACACGGGGATAAGCAATACGGTTTATCCCCACAATTAAAAACTTACAAAAATTAAAACAACTAATAATTATGAATTGTACTGTTTATACATTATCAGGACT